ATTCACCAAATGAATGACAAACTACCTCCACCATAACTATTGATGATGGGGGCACCAACGATCTCTGCCCACCTGGTCGAGACGGCGCGTCGGGGTCTTCTTGTTAGCCGATTTAAGAAAAAATGACCCTTTTATAGCTAATACCTATATACTATGTTCTATATATTGCCGATGTGATGCATAAGTTCTGTGAATATCGGTAGATGTCTAGGAAGTGGTATATACAGGCTTTGCAGTTTCTGGTCTGCATGATTCGTTACTCCTCCTACACGACTCACACAAAACCAGACTAATTTGGGATAACTATGAGCGCAGGACAAGGCAGAACAAAAAAGCCAACAGCGTTAAAGAAGCTAAATGGCACGTTTAGAAAAGAAAGAGAAAACCCAAACGAACCGAACCTCGGTATAGCCTACCCAGATAAGCCTGAGTGGTTGGGCTTCGACCCTTTATCGTCACAGCTATTTGATCAGGTCAGTGCGTACTTGGTTGCTATGCGTGTCTCTACTTCGGTGGACGGTCTCGCTATTTCATTGCTTTCTGACCAGGTCGCCTTCTATTTACGTCTTCGTAAGCAAATATTAGAAGAAGGAGAGATCATCAAAAGCTATAACAGTGGTGGTGAGACGGTATCAAAAGCTCACCCGGCCATTGTGCCAATGAATCAAAGTTTTACGAACATAACCCGTCTGATGCGCGAGTACGGTCTTACCGCCAGCAGTCGATCAAATATATCGGCCCACACTGAATCTTCAGACATGAGTAGCTTTGAAGATTTCTTAAAAGTTAACTAGGAGCTTTGTATGCAAAATCCAGTTCAGGCTCTATGGCCAATCTGTTTAGTCCTAGTGACAGCAGCGATCACCTGGGGAACCGTCAAGGCTGAGTCGCAACAAACGGCCAGAAGCGTCGCTGAAAACAGAATAGACATAAGAGCGGTGGCAGATAAAGCCGCAAATCTGGATAAAAAAGTAGCCCTAAATGAACAGTCTCTTGAACAAATCAGAGCCAGCGTCCAAGAAATCAGGGTCGACACCCAAACAATATTAACAGTGCTCACCTCACAAATCGTGGAAAAATAATGGGTATATTAAGTAGCCTACTTGGCAGCGGAGACGTCGTTAGCAAAGGACTTGCGTTGATTGATTCAATGCATACGTCTGAAACTGAGGTCATCGAAGCGCAGACAAAAGCAAAGACTGACCTCTTGAGTAGTTATGCCCCATTTAAAGTGGCGCAGCGTTATTTGGCCCTCATATTCGGGTTTACTTTTGTGTCTTCCTATTTGATGGTTTTAGGTTTGTTTTTCTTAGAGCGAGACATTACTGAAGTGCAAGAAATCATAGCGGCCTTCAAAATAGATTGGATAATGCTGACGATTGTTGGCTTCTACTTTGGTGGTGGTGCCTTTGAAGGTGTCATGAACAAGAAGAATAAAAAGTGACAGAATCGGTTCTGACAGACAGAAGTATATGTGATGGCGCGTGGGAATACGCTGAGAAGTGTGTCTCTGGAAACATCACTGTTTGTCACAATGTGATTATGGCCTGTCAGCAAGCCCTCGACATGAAAAAGCGTGATGATATCTATTTTGACGAAAGCGCAGCCGCTAGACCGATTAAGTTTGCTAGTTTCATTAAGCATCTAAAAGGCCCACTGGCTGGTAAACCTATATTGTTTGAGCCGTGGCAGATGTTTCTAATCGCCCAGGTATATGGGTGGAAACGTGAAGACGGTCAGCGATTACGGCGCTCGGTTTATATCGAGGTTCCGCGTAAATCTGGTAAGAGTACATTGTGCAGTGTTCTTTCCCTCTACCACTTGATGGCAGACGGAGAGAGTTCCGCAGAAGTGTATTCTGCCGCCACAAGCCGAGACCAAGCTAGAATTGTCTTTGGTGACGCCCAAGCAATGGCCCGAGCGTCTACACACTTATCGACACACCTAAATGTTCAAAGAAACTGCATAGCTTTTGTGAAAGCTAATAGTAAATTTGAGCCTTTGTCAGCCGATGCTGGGTCTTTAGAGGGTCGCTCACCGTCGTTTGCGGTAGTAGATGAATTACACGTTCACAAGACGCCAGAAGTCTATAACGTATTAAATGTTGCTTCTGGCGCACGTTCTCAGCCATTGCTTTTTAACATCACAACTAGCGGCGTGAATCGTGAGGCTATTTGCTACCAAGTCAGAGACTACGCTCTAAAAATTCTACAAAAGCACGTTGATGACGACACCTTCTTCTCGCTTGTTTACGGTATTGATGAAGGTGACGATTGGCGTGACCCAGAAGTACACAAAAAAGCTAATCCCAATTTCGGAGTCAGCGTACAGCCCGATGACTTAGAGCGTCTGTGCAAACAAGCTCAAGAATCACCTTCTGGTGAGACAAACTTTAAGACTAAAAGACTTAACGTCTGGTGCTCCACTGACAGTGCCTGGATAAGCTCGCACGCTTGGGATAATTGCACACAAGAGCGCCCTCCCCTTAGTTACTGGAAAGGAAAGCCCTGCTATATCGGTCTTGACCTTGCGTCAGTGAATGACTTTGCTTGTGTAGCGTTATTGTTCCAAGAAAAAGGCTTTATCTACCCTTACGTTCAAAGCTATCTACCATTAGACACGATTACGCAAAAGAGTGGCGCAATGGGTGGGAGATATAAAGAGTGGATGGATTCTGGTCAAATAATAGCCACAGACGGCAGCGTAACAGACCTCAAATACATTAAAGAACAAGTCTTACAAGCTTGCGAAGACTACCAGGTTAAGCAAATAGCTTTTGACCCGTATGGCGCTCATGAGCTAGTCGCTGAATTACTTGGCCAAGGTTTACCAATGGTTAAGTTTGCTCAAAACATTATGAATATGTCTGACCCCAGTAAAGAATTTGAGAAAGCCATCTTGAGCAAAAGATTAGCTCACGGAGCTGATTCAGTGTTGGCGTGGATGGTAAGTAACTGTTCAGTCTGGTCAGATGTAAACGACAACATTAAAGTTAAAAAAGACGGCAATCAGTCAAACAAGATTGATGGCGTCATCGCAATTATCATGGCCCTGGGCAGAATGAAAGTAGACTCAGGGCTGCAACCTTCACCGTATGAAACTCGCGGAATCCGCACCCTATAGGAGCAGCTTATGGTCTGGCCCTTTACACAAAAGCCACCGGCAGCCAAGTCTGCTTCGTACTCGTTAGATAGCCCTGCGTTAATGAATTTAATGATGCGAGGAGAGGCGACAAGCTTAAACGCTGTCGGCCCCGATACCGCAATGCGTCTATCAACAGTTTACGCTTGCATCAAGGTTTTGTCGGAAACAGTCAGCACACTGCCCTGTCACCTGTTTAAGTTATCTGATGACAGAGCAACGAAGTCTCACGCCTGGGGTGACGCTTTGCACTCCCTGGTTAACCGATCACCAAACGACTGGCAAACATCTCAAGAGTTCTGGCAACAGCAGATGGTTAACCTTTGTCTTCGTGGTAATAGTTATAACTATATTGTTCGCGCTGGAAGCAGTGGTCGAGTTGTAGCGATTCATCCCTTACCCGTCGATGCTGTGAGCGTAAATGTTTACGCGCAGAATCGTATTGAGTACTCGGTAACGGTGGGTGAAAAGGGCGAACAGCGTTCAGAAGTTTTCCAACCAGACGAGATATTGCACTTTAAAACAATGTCGATGGACGGTATCCGGGGAGTCTCTCCAATCAGCTACCAAGGACATTTATTAGGTGGCTCTATTGAAGCCCGGAATCACGCTAACAATGTCTTCGCTAATGGCAGCACACCTCGTGGTGTTTTGATGGTTGATGGTACTTTATCTGACGAGGCTTACGCCAATCTAAAAGAATCATGGTCAAGCTCTCACGCGGGCACCCAAAATGCTAACAAGGTTGCACTGCTTGAGGCTGGCGTTAAGTTTGAGCCTATCTCAATGAGTCCAGGCGACGTTCAGTTAATTGAGACGCGCAAAATGTCGCGTGAAGAGATTTGCGGGATGTTCAGAGTGCCACCGCACATGGTCGCAGACCTTTCCAGAGCTACGTTTAGTAATATCACTGAGCAGAGCATGGATTTCTAT